ACACAAGGAGTATCGTCGGCAGCGTCAGATGTGTATAAGAGACAGAATTAATAGAGTATAGTCTACTAAATGTTTGCATAGTAGAGTATAGTCAATTATCTTTGTCGCATCAAAGTTAATCAATCAACAAATAAATAACAAATTTAAAAGATAGAATTATGAAAGCAATCATCGACTACAAAAAAGCAAATGGTGAAGAAACCGGTGCAATCGCGGTAAATGAATACAATGGCAATCTTAGCTATATAGCAGTAACAGCTTCTTCGAGTAAGACATTCAAGTCTATGAAAGGTGCTGAAAGGTACATGGCCAAATTTAATTACATAAAATCATAAGTTTAACCCGCGCCCCTTTGGGCGCATAATTCTATGCTAAAATGGAAACCAATAAACGTAAAAGAGGGGAATTGAAAGCCCTATTAAAAAACATGAAAGTGGGCGAAGAATTAAAATTTGCTCGCTCCAAAAGAAATTCAGTAAGACCCACATGTTCGAATCTGGCATATGATGAGGGAATGAACTTCTCTACCCGAACAGATGGTGATAGTTTATTTGTGAAACGTGATAAATAATAGATAATTAAAAAATAAGGAGAAATAACAATGACTACAGGAACAATTATCTTTTTAACATTAATTGCCGCCCTCGTGCTGGTACTTGGAGTGGCTGTCATTTGGCAATGTTGCAATATAAGGAACTTAATCGACGAATCCGCAAAAGAAAGTCGGAATGATATATATGGAACCTATAGTAGTTTAAAGCATCTGTTAGTGAAGTATATCGGTGAATCGAAGAAAGATCTTAGCCCCGACTCAGAGAACGCATCTAAATCCAGCCTCTGTCCTCTGGATTTAGATAGCACACGGAGTCTCCGTGACTGCTTGGAGGATATTTGTAAGTTCTACGGCATTCCAGTACATCTCTTAGCAAGGGGAATGCAAGAAGCGGGAAAAGAGCTTAATCTCAAATCAGAGAGTGTCTCTAAATCCGGCCTCAGCCCCGAAAGCGCCACGCCTAATGGTACTATTACGCCGCCTTCATCTCTTAGTGATATAGAACTTCGTAAATACTGCATAGAGCAGACCAATAAAGATCAGGTGTATCTCCGGATAGAAGATGCTCAGAGGCTTTATGACTACATTTTGAATGGTAATCAGTGAGGAAAGGAGGTAACAAATGAGCATTAAAGAAATACTGAGTAGTGATTCAAATTTAAGTGTAACAATAAAATCTACTGATTTGAAAGAGTTTGCGGATCATATTATAAAACAGACGATCAAAGAGGTTTTGGCCTCTAATATGAAGTCGGATGAAGAGTATTTAACCGTCAACGAAACCGCAAAGATGCTTTGTGTTAATCGTAGTACTTTATGGAGTTGGAACAAAAAGGGATACTTATGTCCTGTTGAGATAGGCGGGAAGCGTCGCTATAAAATAAGTGATATTGATTCAATTCTTAAAAATAAACGAACCGATGAAGAATATGAATAGTCTTTCTAAGCATCTGCTTATGGTCATCATATCCATAGTTACGGTTGCCGGTTGCATCTATGCCGGCAACGTAGAGATGAATGATGATATCCTCTCAGGTATGAGTTTTGAGAAGTACCAGTACATCCATGATCGTATCGGTGATCGTGCCACTTCATCGGATGTGGTAAAGGAGTATTTGCGTAATCGGCAGTTCTATGATTCAATCGCCTATTAAATTCAAATCAGTATAGATATGAATAAGTATATCAAGCCATTTACAGTCCTGATAGTGGGCATCGCTATCGGCAATAGGGTGTTTAATCATCTCCACGCATGGCTGGGCGTGGCAATAATTACAGCCACAATAATTTTCTTTATTTACAAACTTACTAAAATTATCAAAAATGAAAAAGTTGATTAGTTTAATGTTGGTCTTTATGACCTTATTATTTGTATTGGTTTCATGTGAAAGAGTTGCCCCTAACTATGCCGGCGTCCTTATGGAAAACTACGGCAAGCAAGGCAAGGAAGATTTTAAGGTGGTCTCCGGCAGGGTTTCAACGTGGGATGGGGGGACAGAGTTGTTCCAGGTTCCGTTGTTTGACCAGCGGGGAGAGTTCAGTGCACCGGTAACATTAAAGGCGGCTGATAATACTGAATTTAGCGCTCGTCCTTCATACTCTTACAAGGTAATAAAGAGTCGTGCTATAGATGTCGTATTTGATAACAAACATATTGATAAAGCCGAAACGGAAACCGGAAAAGACGGTTTTATGCAGTCATTGGAAGATAACATATTAGAACCCCGCATCTACGATCTTATAAAGGAAGAGAGCCGGAAGTACAAAACCGACAGTCTTATGGCAGATGGCGGATCGCTTGTCTTTGAAAAGCGTCTGGAGCAAATCGTTGAGAAAGAGTTTGAGAAACGTGGACTGCAATTGTTAACCTTTTCCGCTCAATTGGAATTTTCAGATAAGGTTAAGGAAAAGATTGATAGCCGAAATGAGGTAAACACTAATATTTCGGTTTTAGACCAGCAGATTGAGGAGCAGAAAAAGCTTAATGAACTCGAACAACTGAAAACCGAGCAGGCTATTATCCGGTCAAGGGGATTAACGAAAGAGATTCTTTATAAGCAGTTCATTGACCGGTGGGATGGGAAAACGCCGCTTTATGGAATTGCTCCTGAGTTTTTGAAGATAGCTAAATAAAAGAGCTGGCATACGGAATCTAAATGGATTCCGTATGACTCTTAACAGAATAAAACTGGACCAATAAGATGAAGATACAAAACTTTAGTATTCCCCCCGAATGTCGGCATGCCTCTGTTGAGGCTGTAGACAATAGGTTAATAATCACATTTGAACCGGAGAATCTTTCAGATTTCTTCTGTCAGGAAACGGACCATATAGAGCAGACTCCCAGGATCGGTGATTTAGCTTTGTTTTGGGATACCGCCTATAGAGGTTCCGCCATTATTGCCCGACTGATAGATGAAGACCGTATAAACGGTGTACAGGCGTATCAGGCCGCCAATGATGTCTGGTACGAAAACGCCATCCGCTTTCGAAGTGACGAACAATACCGCTTAATAACTCAAAGGCATGATGTGGAAAAAGAAAACGACTGATTTAAAGAAGAAGTCTCCTAATCTGAAGAACAAGTTGGATACTGTGTTCAGCCGCTTTATCCGTTTACGTGACGCCAGGAAAGACGGGACATTTCAGTGCATCTCCTGTGGGAGAATTTTGCCTTTGGATCAGGCGGATTGCGGGCACTACATAAACAGACAGCACATGTCCACCCGATTCAGTGAAAAGAACTGCAATGCCCAATGCCGATCGTGCAATCGTTTCGATGAAGGCAACATGCAGGGGTATCGCCGTGGTCTGATATTGAAATACGGTGAACCTGCGGTTCTGTTGCTTGAATCCATGAAGAATCAGACAAATAAGATCTCCGACTTTGAGTACAGTACCATGATCAAGTATTATCAGGGCGAGGTTAAACGTCTGAAAGAAGAGAAGCAGATACGCCAAATATGACATATATGGAACTTTTGAAAATATGAAAGTGATACATGTGTATTTGATCTTCAAAAAGAAGAACTACTACTTCGGTTCTCTCAGTGCCATTTTTGAGCATCTGGATGAAACCGACATAGGAATTAAGAAGCGCACATTGCTGCATCGTTCGGATGAATCCACCATCTTGACAGATAGGGCGATCATCATAAAATCAACCCTGCTTAGATGCAGGAAATCAACAAAGAAAATATGATTATGAAACCAAAGAAACAATTAATTGAAACAGCCGTAAAAGATGGCAGTATAGACAGAATGAACATGCTTCTCTCAGCCGCGCATCTGTTGAATTGCGAGGCAAACAGCCTGATAGAGGAAGCGTCCGATGTTATGTTGGCCAAGGGTCTGTTACTTGGAAACCTGAAGAAGCTGCATAACGACTTTGTGAAATGTGCTGACCGCTATTTCAGAGAGTTCGCCACGCTTGTAACTACGGATAAATCCAAGATGGATATGTTTGGCGATTTGGATGGCTTCGACAAGTCATTCAGGGAGTGGGCCAAGGTGTCGGCCGATTGGGAACCTAAAAAGGAGGTTGAGTAATGAAAGATATCGAATTATTTAATAATCATTTCCAGAATTATAAAGTTTACGGGATTCCCAAAGCACAATTAATCATTGCAGATGTACCCTACAATCTTGGAAACAACGCCTACGCCTCCAATCCTTCCTGGTATGTCGATGGCGATAACAAGAATGGCGAAAGCGATCTGGCCGGCAAAGAGTTCTTTGATACAGATAAAGACTTCAGACCTGCAGAGTTTATGCACTTCTGTAGCCAAATGTTGATGAAAGAACCGAAGGAGAAGGGTAAGGCTCCCTGTATGATTATCTTCTGTGAATTTGAAGATCAGTTCAGATACATTGAACTCGGGAAACGTTACGGGCTGAATAATTACATAAACCTTGTGTTTAGAAAAGACTTCTCCGCACAAGTCTTAAAGGCAAACATGAAGATTGTCGGTAACTGTGAGTATGGTTTGCTTTTATATAGAGACAAACTCCCTAAGTTCAACAATGACGGACGGATGATATTCAATTGCTTCGACTGGGTGCGGGACGGTGAGACTCCCAAGGTGCACCCAACGCAAAAGCCGGTGCCGTTACTTCGTAGATTGATAGAAATATTCACCGACAAGGGTGATGTAGTCATAGATCCGTGTGCCGGTAGTGGTTCTACTTTATTGGCTGCCGCCCAATTGGGACGAAAAGCTTACGGGTTCGAGATTAAGAAGCAGTTCTTTGCTGATGCTAATAAATTGATATTATCACGTATTCAGCAATCGCTATTTGTATAACTCTCTTAATATCAAAAAATGAATATAAAACTCAGGATTTAAACAATACTGGTAACGATAGAGCAATTATGAAAGACAATTCATTTCAAGCCGCCATCAAGTCTTATCTTGATGAGCGTGCCAAGGCGGACGAACTCTTTGCCAAGGCTTATAACAAAGAAAACAAGAGTATTGATGAATGCTGCAGCTATATCTTGGGAGAAGCGAAAAAGAGGGGCAACGCGGTTGCCATCTCTGATGCGGAGGTATTCGGCATGGCGGTTCACTATTACGATGAGGATAATATCAAAGTAGAGAAGATACCCGCAAATACCGGATCCTCAGTCAGCGGTTTGTCTGCCTCTACGGTACTTACCGAGGAGGATAAGGAGAAAGCCCGTGAAGCGGCATTAAGACGCTTGGAAGAGGAACAGTATGCCTTGCTCAAGAAAAAGCCTACACGGGCAAAGAAAGAGATAATAGAAGTTCAACAGATGTCATTATTCTAAATTATGAAACCAAGGACCAAGTTACAAGTTCAGGTATTGGAGCAAAGCAGGTGTCTTCCTGATATTGATAGCTATATGCTTGCATGGGCTAAAACGGACTGCTTGGAACATAAAGGCTTTGCGACTAAATCACGGGTTGTTTGCATGGACTGCGGCCAGAGGTTCTCCCCGGATATTGTCAGGCGTAAACTGGCTGTATGCCCTCACTGTGGGGCAAAGTTGAAAGTAGAGCAATCAAGATGCACTACAGACAAACAGAGCAGGTATGTTGCGATCGCTGAGATTCATGGGGAGTTTCAGGTAATTCGGAATTTTGAGATTCGGGCGTACTATAAAGCCGGTGCGGTTCCAAAATACTTTATTAATGAGGTACTCCAACACTGGATACGGCAAGATGGAAAGAATACGGTTGTCGCATTGAATCACACTGTGAATTGGTATTGTGATTCCTGGGGCGGAGATATGGAGATACGTGTTGAACATAGACGTGGTTACTATTCTTCCGGTGTCAGGTATGATATTTATCCTTCCAGGCTGCATCCTGATTCTGAGTTCCGTCCGGATATAGGACGCTACGGTATAGACCACAGATTGCAAGGGCTTACGCCACTGGAAGCTATTAACATGATTCCTGATAACCCGAAAATGGAAACATTGCTAAAGGCAAGGAGGTACGAACTATTAGGGTATGCTTCAAATGAAAAATATAAGATTGAGCGTTATTGGCCGTCCATAAAGATATGCCTAAGAAACAAATACAGGATAAAGGATGTGAAAATATGGTTTGATTATCTTGATTTGCTTCGGTACTTCCACAAAGACCTGCATAATGCACACTATGTTTGCCCGGATAATCTTAAGAAAGAACACGATAAGTTGGTCATTAAGAAACGGCAACTTCAGGAAAAAGAAGAAGCTGAACGTAAACGAAAGAGGGCAATTGAAGACGAAGCTAAATTTAGAGCCCTCAAAGCTAAGTTTTTTGGGTTGCGATTTACTGACGGGTTTATTGAAGTGAGGGTACTTGAAAGTGTTCGGGAAGTCATGGAGGAAGGAGATGCACTTCATCACTGCGTATTTACGAATAATTATTACCTGAAGCCTGAATCCCTTATTCTCTCCGCCCGCATTGGTGACAAGCGTATCGAGACAATTGAGGTTGACTTGAAAACCTTAAATGTCGTACAGTCCCGAGGAGCCTGTAACCAGAACACTGAATACCATGACCGGATCATAGGGCTTGTGAAAAAGAACACAAGGTTGATCAAACAAAAACTTGCATCATGAAAGGAGTCCTGCTTAAATGCAGGAAACATGTTAAACAATAACCAATGCCGGTACTAAAGGATGCCGTCGGGAGTGTGCCCCGGTTAAGTTTTATATTTTGCAAACCACTCCCTGGGGACTTCTCCCCGGGATTTGGATTCCCCCGGAGTGGGAGGCTTAAAACGCTCAGTTTATGAATATCCCCCAAACCATCCCGCGTATTGATTGCAAGGCATTCGCCAAATGCGGAAAGAAGTCTTTATCCCATTGCAGGCGGTATAAACTTACGGACGAAGAGTGTATAAATTGCCGGTTGGTCCATCGACGGGAAAGAAACAATTACCGTACTTCCCCCGACGGTCGTTTAATGAAACGGTGTTCCATCTGTGGCGAGTGGTACTATCTTCACCGGTTCTACCCCAGAACTTTAAATCGGGGAGAGAAGGTCTATTCCACCTTCAGTTCTGAATGCAGAAGGTGTAAGTCTTTGAAAGCGTCAACCTATCAAAAAGCAAGGCGATGAATAAGAATAAGGGAAAAGAAGAGGAAATCAGGCAGAAAGTAAAGTGTGATTGCCGGCAATGCAGACGCGCCGGCCCGGTTGAGAATTTCATGGTGTATTGCCCGATACATGACTGTGGGCGATCAACCGGCCTTAGAATGTGTGAGTATTTTATAGAGAAGAAGAGATGTTCGACAAGATAACCATAAAGGCAACGATTGACACGGCGGATATTGAGACGATCGTTTTACGAAATTATTTGGAGGAGTGTACGGAGGGCGATGAAGTCTATTACAAGTCTACCGCTTACGCCAACTTTGATGGTTGTTTCATTGAGGTTCGCGGTAACAGGTTACGGTGCACATGTTCCATTTGCAAGCTTTACTCCAAGGGAAAGACCGGGAAACTGGATAACAGCCGCCCGATAACCTTTGCAATAGCTGTAAGGACAATCAAAGAGCTGCTGTTGAGGCTATGTGTCCGTATTGAGAATGCCGTGGTAACGTATTACGAGATAGGTATCACAATGAAGATGTCCCTTCCTGCCGATTCTTACATTAAACAGATGTATGAAGTCTCAGGAAAGCTCCTTTGGAACGATGCCAACTATTCGGCGTTCAAGCAACAGACAACGGAGAAAAGCAAGTATTTCCGGAAGATCCTGAAGGTCTATGATAAGAGCTTTGAGGCCGGGGAGAAAGGACGGAATGTCGGGGCTAACATTCTTCGTATCGAAACGATATACAAGCACCAGTCTGTTTCATTGATGGAGCTAACGGACAACCTCTTCTTGTCGAGGATCGGCCGTATATTCTATAAGGACTGGTCAGAAATATGCTTTACCAGAGAACTGTCTGCGGCCAAGGGCGTAAAGGTGTCCCAGCTTGAAAGGGCCAGGGAGATATACCGGATAGGAGTTACCCGGTACAAGGAGCGTTACAAGAAGCTTTATCTTTCGGGTAAGCTGACTAAAAAGCAATGGGAGACTATACGCAATTTTGCCCGTAGCTGGCCGGAAGAGCGTGAGAAGTACGTGGAGGAAATCGGTGACATGGAGCGTGAATTTAAGGACAAACTTTTATCAGGCTACCAGACAGGGATATTTACGCCCATTTGTAGAAAAATATAACATATTGAAAATCAGCATTTTATCTGTAAATACAAAAAGCACCTTATGGTGCGCAATTAAAATTTTGAAAATTAAGTGATTACGTTTTTAAAATCTAAAATTTAACACTTTTCGGCAACTTGTCCTATACAGCCCGCAGGGTTGTCGGGAACCGACTTATAAGGGCTGATAAATTATAATTTAAAAACTGAATATATGAAATGTGAAGCAGAAGGCAAAATTTTGGTGGAGCTGCCATCCACCGGTGGAGTTACCAGGGATGGTAAAGACTGGGAGAAGAGAGAGTACATCATGGAAACCAGCGAACGTTATCACAGCAAGATGCGCTTTTCCGTTTGCAGTTTCGATGGTCCTGTTGAGAACCCTCCCAAAGTAGGAGACAAGATCAGAGTTAACTTTACCGTTGAAGCCCGCGAATATAAAGGGAACTGGTACAATGAAGTAAGAGTGCATCGGACGGAGAATATTAACCAATAACATAAAAAGATATGAAGAAAAAGAAAGAAATAATGATTGAGTTGGTATACGATATTCCGGCTCTGATAAGAATACAGGAACTTTCCTTGATTGAAATAAAGAAGAAAATTCGTGATCAACAGGTTATAGATTTTCAAGAAGACATTCTAAGAGTTCTAAAGGCTGTAAACGAGATCGATTTTATTAATATGGACAGCAACTAATTAGCTATAATTGATATGAATATGAAACAGACAGCTCAAGAAAAAGCAAAAGAATTATGTGAAGTGTGGGGAATGGAAGATAACCACGGTTACAGCGTTAAAGATACCTTTCAAGTAGGTTTTGTGCAAGGCGCAAATTGGCAGGCAGAGCAATCTCCGTGGATAAAGGCTAAAGACCGACTTCCATTTGTGGACGAGGATGATATATCAGAGCAGAGCGAACCAGTGTTAGTCATAGCTTCCGCCAAAGGACATTATGAACCCGAAATATTGGTTTACAACAAACATTACCATGTGTGGGACACAGCAGATGCGGATGATTACTGTTGTGATGTATCCGATAATGACTTATGGATGTATATCCCAAAGTTTAATTAGTGACAATACAGCAATGGAAACAACGATAGATAGTAATGGTCTGGGTGGATTTCAAACCAGGCAGGATCGGATACTGTGTATTCGTAGTCAAATTAATCGCAGCAGTGAAGAGTTAGACCGGATCAATGAAAAGCTGGGAGCTAAAGACACTCCCTTGGAAGAGTGGCTGCGTCTTTCGGATATCCGTAATAACCTGACGGTTTCTATACACCGGAAGGAGGAAGAGTTGTCACGGCTGACGGATAGCCGCCGGCTTGATCAGCCTAAGCGGGCGAATTATAGTTATTAAAAATTATTCGGAATGGGAAAGAAAATAGTAAATCAAAAGTCCGTACTTATACAAACCAAAATCTCACCGGCTATAGATAGCCGGTTGGATAGAATTTGCAAAGAATATGGCTTTTCAAGTAAATACGAATTATTGCAAAATTTAGTTTCTGCTTTTCTCAAATATGCGGACCCTGAATCAGGGGAACAGGACATAAGCGAGTCTGACAGATTCTCTTTGGAATTGGCTAAAATATTCACCGAGCTTCAGAATAAAGGTCTTCGGATAAACAGGGTGTCTTCCGGTGCGGACAAGTCATACATCCTTTCAGAGTCAATACAATTATACCAACGTCCGGGCAAGCATGGGATTGTTGGCGTAAAGTATACATTCGGAAAGGATGGTGAGCTTGTCCGTACGGAAAACAGCAGCAAGATTCTAAAGTCTGTCATTGGCCGGTTGTTTCCTCAAATGCACCGGCGTTTGTCGTCCTTATGCCTGAGTCTTGGCGGTGTGGCGCTTGATGACGCGATCTCTTATCTGATGGAGGTAGTCGATCACAGGTTATTGCCGGATCATATAGAGAGAGAAATAAAGGAAGAGTTTAACGGGCAGTCCGTGGCGGAGAAGCATGTGGATATGACAGGCGACAAGCCTAAACGGAGGCGGGATAACAGTATAAGTATATGAAAAAGAGGGCTACATATAGCAGATTGATGCAATCGACGAATTGGCAAAAGATACGGCGTTCGGTGCTGAGGGAAACTCCCCTGTGTGCGGATTGCTTAGAGAACGGTATAAATACATCGGCTACAGAGATTCATCATATCAGGCCTGTGGAGACAGCTGTCGGTGATTCGGAGATGGAATCGCTTTGCTTTGACAGAACCAACCTGGTTGCCTTGTGCCACGATTGCCATGTTGAAAGACACAGGCTTCTCAAAAGCCATTCCAAGGAAAGTGTAAAAGCCAATGCCCGCAGGGCTACCGAGGCTTTTAACCGCAGGTTCTTCGAAGAGTAGGGGGATATTTTTTTTATCACCCCCTCAATTACTCAAATCCACTCCCTCCAAGCATCGACAAAAAGTGGAATTTTGGATTCAGGCCGTGGGGGTATCGGGTTTACCTTAAAACACCGGAATTTGCGCAAAATGGGTATACTTAAAAACTTTAACATTTCAGCATGACTAAAAAGGGCGATAAGATTGAGAATATAAAGACCGTCATACGCAGGCATTTGCAAAAGGCCGATGTATACGCACCGGAATTGTCGTATCAAATAGAGTTGGCCGCTTCGGATATTCTGTTATACCGGAAGCTGAGGGAGAAGGCGCTATCGGAAGATACGCCTATCACAGTCAAGGAATATTCAAGGGAAAACAAGCCTCGGGAAAAGATCAATCCGGTTTTTGCCGCGATGAAAGAGCAGGCGGATGTAGTGCGTAGAGATCTCCGTTCCCTGTATATGAACCGGGAACTGAAACGGAACGAAAAATCGAAGGAGGATGAAGCGGATCCTTTGGAAGAGATGATGAAAAAATTAAATGCAATAGATAAGGAAGATATCGGGACCGGGCAATGACAAAAGACGAAGAGGAAGAGGCAAGAAAAATCAAGCTACAGTATTATCAGGAGGTATGTAACATAAACCTGGATAATTACCGACTGCATGAGACCGACCATCGTCTCAGGCTTTATATCGAGGATATCATATCTGATGTTGAGGCTCACAACCTGTATGAAATATTGGCCGTGCGCCGTTTTTTTATGCTCCGCGACAAGTACGTTTGGCGTCCGAATAAGGTAAAGAAGTTCATTGTCTTCTATGAATCCTTGAAATTCTCCGGTATGAAAGGCCGGCAGTGTTACAAGCTGACTCCGGTACAGGTTTTTCAGTTCGCTTCGATTCTGGGATTTTATCAATGGGAGGAAGAAGGCGGAAAAACGGTCCTTCGCCGTTTGGTCCGCCGTGCTATCCTGTTTGTTCCCCGTAAGTTTTCGAAAACCACCAGTTCCTCTTCTTTGGCCGTGAGTGAGTTGTTGTTCGGGGATGCCAATGCCCAGGCGTATACGGCGGCTAACGGCTACAAGCAGGCCCAGGTTTGTTTTAAGGAGATATCTAAGATCGTCAAGCAGTTGGATCCCAAACGCAGGACGTTTAAAAAGACACGCGAGCATATCGAGTGGCGTGAGAACAAGTTCGGCAAAGAATCCTTTGTCGAGTGTCTTTCGGGTGGGGCTGACACGAAGGACGGCCTTAACGCCTCCCTGATTATCTTTGATGAGTACGCGGCAGCCAAGTACGTTAAGGATCATTCCGAGGGTGCGGAATTGCTTCAGGTCTTGGAGTCTTCTTCCGGGGCAAGGGATGAATATCTGACGGTCATTATAACCACAGCATCAAGAGTCGTTGACGGTCCGTTTGTCTTAGAGTTGGATATTGCCAAGAAGGTCCTTTCGGGTACTTATGATGATGATACGTTGTTTGCCTCGATATTCATGCCGGACGAATGGGAGACGGACGGGGACGCTTTGGGCGATCCGGGTGTCTGGAAGAAATGCAATCCGCATATCGGTATAACCGTCAAGGAGTCGTTCTACAGAACCATGTACAGGCAGGCCCTGCGCGATCCGGAGAAGATGTTGGAGTTCAAAACGAAGTTGCTGAATATATTCGTGTCTGCCGGGACGAAGGTTTGGATCAGCCAGAATCTGGCACGGTCATTGGCGGATCCGGGATTCGATATCGACAGCTTGTCCGGACGGCCTCCTGCCATGGTATCACTTGACCTTTCCGTCAGCGATGACCTTTCGGCCGTGAATTACATGCTTTATTCCAAAACGCTTAAAAAATTCTATTCGTGGACTGATTACTACATCCCGGAAAAGACCCTGGAAGAACATCCCAATGCAGAATTATATAGATACTGGATATCCAAGGGGTATCTTAAGGTTTGTCCGGGGGCGGTGATCGATGGTTCCATGATCGTAACGGATATATTGAACCGGAATAAAAAGTTATGGATATTGCAGATAGGCTATGACTCTTATAAGAGCCAGGAGATAGTTAACTCCCTGGGTGCTGCTATTGCATGCAACGGCTGGGATCCGGAGAAAATCCTTAAAGCCGTACCTCAGACGTTTGGTGCATTCACCTCACCCGTCGAGACGTTTGAGATGGCGGCAAAGAAGAAGCCGGCGGGCATTGTACTGGCCGATAATCCGATCACATTCTGGATGTTCGGCAACGCTTATCTTGAAGAGGACCGCATGGAGAATAAGAAGCCGGTGAAGAGAAAGGCGAATGCCAAGATAGACGGGGTCATTGTCAACCTGATGTCCATGTGGCTTTTTAATAATTACGTTTGGTAAAACGGGTAACCTAAAACAGTGTATCGGCCGGATAAGTAGAATCAATATTTATCCAAATGAAATTAGGCAGATATCAACTTACATTTTCAAGGGAGGAGCCGAAAGCGGCCAAATCGGAAAAAGGCGCCCGTTATACGGATCGGGCGCAACATGTCCATACGCCATCCGACGCCATGAAAATAGCCGCCGTATACCGTGCGGTCTCCCTGATTTCCGATTCTGTCGCTACGCTGCCGTTAATCTACAAGCGTCGTGACAGGTCCGGAAATTATTTCAAGCCCTACGATACCGGGCCGGGAGCTGTTCTCTATAATTTGCTTACAGTCCGTCCCAATCGCCGGCAGACTTCATTTATACTTTTTAAAAATCTGGTTTCACAGGTGCTGTTGCTTGGTAACGCCTATGCCTATTTGCGTAGGGATTCCTACGGACAGCCTATGGAATTGCTATTGCTTACGCCCTACAGTTGCTCTTATGACCCGTGGAGTGATACATACTATGTTGAGGACTCTATAAACAGTGTCCGGGGTATCTTTCCCGGTGATGAAATATTGCATTTTAAGAATATAAGCCTTGACGGTGGATATACGGGAGTATCTACTATCAGCTTTGCCGCGCAAACCCTGGGTATTGCCGCCACTGCCGCCGCGGAAACCCAGACCCGCTTTGCTACCGGAGGTAAATTCAAGGCCATTCTTCACAATGATTATAGCATGAAGGGATGGGGTGAGTATCAGGATGACCAGATGAAGAGCAATGCCGAACAGATACAGGAGGCTATTGATAGCGGGCAGGATATCATACCGGTAAGGGGTGACGGAAAACTGGATCAGATCTCAATGTCCTCCGTGGATATGCAGTTCCTGGAAAACATCAAGCTCACCATTACCGAAATAGCCCGATTTTTCAATGTTCCCAAAAGCAAGCTCTTTGATGATTCCAATGCTAATTACAAGAGTGCGGAGATAGCCACGGTAGGATTTTATGCGGATTGCCTGAGCCCTATCCTTACCATGATAGAGAGTGAGTTTAAAGCCAAGTTGATACCTTGGAAGGCTTATTCGGACTATAAATTCAAATATGACTTGTCAAAGTTGTATACGACGGATCTCACCACCAAAGGCGTATATCAGACCAAGCAGATAGCGAACGGACTACAGACGGTCAATGATTTGCGGCGTTCGGAAGATTGCCCGCCTGTCGAGGGTGGGGATCAGGTCTTCATAACGTGCAATGTCGCCCCCATCAACGGACCGAAAATCACCGGAAAACCAGATGACGTAGAGACTCCGCTCGAGAAAGACGATCAACCGGGTAAACCATAACACGCTTATTCAAGGAATTATATATGGCAGAAAAAGAACAGAAAAAAAGAGAAAGCAGGTTTTTCACCGGGCAGGGACAGCCCCGGCTGCGTGAAATCGGAGGCGCAGCGGAAAGCAGCCGTATTATCGAAGGGTATGCGATTGTTTTCGGTGTGCAGAGCCGTTTGTTGGCTGACTGGGGAGATGTTTACCGGGAAATTATTGAACCGGGAGCGGTAACGCAGGAGGATTTGGATAGATTCGATATCAAAATGACTATCTGGCATAACCGTGAGCGGCTTCTGGCCAGAAGCAACAGAGGGCGGGGAACGTTAAAATTGACAGTCGATGAAATAGGTGTCTACTATTCTTTTGAGGCTCCTGACACACCGGATGGTGCTACGGCATTGGAGTTGGTAAAAAGGGGGGATTTGACAGGATCAAGTTTCATTTTCTGGTCGGATGAAACCACATCCGTATCCTATACGAAAGACGCCGAAGGAATGACGATACGTCATGTAAACCGGATCGATGAAATCTTTGACATGACCATAGCGAGTGATCCGGCTTATGCGGAGACCAGTGTAACCGCCCGGGAGATGGACGAAGCCGTACGCCGTACGGATGACGGTGACAGTACCGGGAAGGAGAATGAAGGGAATAGACGTGAGATAACCAATATCCGGATATTCAGCAAACGAGAATTTTATTATTAACTATTAATATTTGGAGAAAATGAAAGAAGAAAAGAAAATGACAGTTCGTGAGATGATCGAGGCCCGTTTTAACAACTGCACCCGTATGAATGAGATTGCCGATGCTGCTGAGGCCCGTGAAAGCAAGGAACTGACCGATGCAGAGAAGGCGGAAGTTCAGAAGTTGGAGCGCGAAAACCGTATTTACGATCTTCAAATCGCCGGTTCGGGAGTTGCGCCCGTCGCTTCTCCGGTAAGTCGTGAGGCAGGTTTCCAGAATTGGATACGTGAGCGTGCCAAAGAACATGACATGCAGGGATACGCGTTGAAGCGTGAATCCATTATGGTATCTACCAATGCCGCACCGATGATCCCATTGGCGATTAACGATATTATCAAGCCGCTGGAAGAGGGATTGATCCTTGGCAAGGTGGGCTTGAAAGTGCAGACCGGATTGTCAGGTAATTATGTATGGCCCACCGTAGCAGCCATTGAGGGTGAATGGGCCGGAGAAAGTGCGGCGTTGACGGATAAGACTATTGCGATTGATAAGATCGTTCCGACCCCGTATCGATTGGGGGCTACTGTCTCTGTGACCAGCCAGTTGATTAACCAGACGGACGGAGTCGCATATGCGGTTGTAAAAGAGCAGATTCCGATGGCTATCACCCGAACACTCAACAAAACGATGTTTAGCCCGGTGACAGTTAATGCAAATAAGGTTAACGGCCCGTTCGTCGCTTGCAAGAAAGCCGCCGCCAAAGCTATCGGAGCGCTGACTACCACCGCTTTGAGAAAAGAAGTTTTACATATCACGTTTGCCGGCGAACTTCCCACATATAAGGAATTGCTTGCCATGAAAGGTATCATTCTGGCTAAGGGGATCATTTCCGATGGCACTTTCTGTTATGTGATGGATGAATACACCAAGGCCATGCTTGAATCGACTCCCCGTGATGCCGGTTCCGGACTGATGATCATCGAGAATGATAAAATCGCCGGTGTTCCTGTCTTCTGCACAAATTACATCAACAACGACGGGGGCATTCATGTAGGATTGGGTGTTTGGTCCTATCAGGCACTCGGCCAGTTTGGCGAGCAGCGCTTTATTGTGGATCCTTATACAAAGGCTTCAAAGGATACAACGGTATTGACTCTTAATGGTGATTGGAGCATGACAACCCTTCGTCAGGAGGCTTTCTTGCTGGGTGACTGTACGGCTGCCGGAGTTGGAGGATAAACGTATATCAACAACCGGAAAGGGCGGACATTTTGAGAGTGCCGCCCTTTACCCTGAAAAAGATCTGTTATGACTGTAGATAAACTTCGCATCGTATCGCTTGATGCCTTAAAAAGACAAATGAAGATTGATTTTGAGGAGGAGGATGATCTCATTGTAATGTACGGAGTAGCGGCGGAGGACGCCATAATCAACGCTACCCGCAGGAGTTACGAAGAGTTGGTCATGGAAAACCGAAAAAGGAAATCAGATGAAAACGCCGGGTTTCCGCCAATGTTGTATATCGCCATCCTGATGATGGCCGCGCAACTTTACAAGAACCGTGAACCGGTTAGCAGTCTTTCCCAGGCCGTTGTCCCTTATACGTTTGATTATATGTTGAAACCCTGGATAAAATTGGAGCCATGATAGAGAGTGGTACTTTAAATGACCGGATCAGGTTTTTATCCCCTGTCACCATCCGCAACAAATACGGTGAACAGCTTACCTCCTGGGAGCTGTCGTATAGCTGTTGGGCGAAGGTTACATATAACAAAGGCGTGAGGGCTATAACGGCGGGTGAGGTTTGGCTGCCCAATACGGTATCTGTCCTGGTGCGATATACAAATAAGATACATGACCGGCAGCGTATCGTATGGAACGATAGCACTTATCGTATTGAGAGCTTCAACGCTTCCAAGAAGGATGGGTCGGCTACGATTATAGCCACAAAGATTGATGAAGGGACAGAGAAAGGAGGTTAGAATATGGGATATTATAAAAACAATCCGGGAGCCCAAAGAGGGCGTAAGGTTATAGATATAGATGCCAGCCAGGTTTTGAAGCTGTTGGATGAGATTGATATCGAAAATGCCATCCCCAAAGCCGAAAGAAAAAAGATTTTGCGAAATGCGGCAAAAATCACACAGAAGGCCGTGAAAGAAGGTTTTAAAAGTTCAGTTCATAGTGATCCCCGAAAAGCCGTTCAAGGAGTTAAAATATCAGTTTATCGTGAGGGTATGGGGGCTAGTGTCAGTCTTAATAACCCTAAATCCAGCCGGAGCAGCAAGGTTGTAAGGGCTTCAATTACCAGGACAGGCGGTGCCAGTGGTATATTAAGGCATAGAAAAAGATCTGAGCGCACGGAACAGGTAGACGGATATTGGGGTAAGGACCGGGCGATGGTCTTGCGGTTTATAAATAAAGGGACTATTGAAAGGGTTGCGTTCAAAAGGACCCGATCCAAGTCCGGACGTACGGCCAATAGAGGGGTTATTTCCGCCAGGGGATTCTTCAGGCGTTCGGTGGACGGGGCGAAGGTTACCACGGAGCAATATCTGGCCGATCAACTCAATGCGAGAATTGTCACTTGTGCCAGGAGCGCGGGAGCTGAAGTAAAGAAATAGATATAATGATTTATAGAGATGAGTTTATTAATAGGAGAACATATAAGCGGTGCGCTTGGCTTAAGTGCCATTGTTGCATCGAAGTTCGGAGGGCGAATATTCCCTATCGTTATTCCTGAAGGTGTTTCCCAGTATCCTTATATCGTATATGGCGGTTTGTCCATTCAGCCTGACTACACAAAGGACGGTGCGGGACAGGACAATACGCAGGTTCAGGTAACGGTTGTAGGCAAAGGAGCGGGGGAAACGGTTGAGATGGCAAACGAGGTCCGTTACGAACTGGAGGGCGTACGGGCGGAATATGCCAGATTTACGGTAAATGACTGTACGGTATCATCCATAGATGTGGAGTATCTTCAGGAAATAGACGCGTATGCGGTAAATATAGTGTTTAATTTTAAAACGAATGACAAATGAGTAAAGCGAAAGCAGTATTAGGCAAGGATTTCATGTTGTTCGTCAATGGAAAGGCATTGGCATTGGCAACCTCCTGTAAATTGTCGATTTCGGCAGAGACGATCGACACGCAAAGCAAGGATTCCGGTATTTGGACGGAAAAGGACATTAAAAAACTCTCCTGGAACGGTTCGAGTGAGAATTTATTCAGCGCCGATGAAGGTATAAGCGGTTATGACACCTTGGTTGACCTGATGTTAAAGCGCCAGCCGGTTGAGGCGAAATTCGGTATCCCGGCAAATGCCGATGCTTCTGAGGTTCCTTCGGGCGGCTGGTCCCTTCCGGCAGCGTTTTATTCGGGAAAAGTTCTTGTTACCAGCCTGGAGCTTAATGCGCCGGATGGTGATAAAGCTACATTCTCGGCAACATTTGAGGGAACAGGGGCTCTTACTTCGACACCGGCTCCGGGCGTGGGCGGATGATGCCCCGTGGCTGATGTTCAGATAATACGCAAACGGGGCGGATAGCCCGTCCTGTTTGCTTCTTTAATCTCAATAACTTACTACAATGAAGACGATTACTATAAAAAAACGGGATTACATTTTAAAATATACGCTGCGTGCTTTCTTTATTTTTGAGAATCTTACGGGAAAACAGTTTGAGTTCGGCCGGATGTTGGACGAATACCTGCTTTTCTACTCCGTTCTTCTGGCGAACAACAAAGATACCTTCCTTATGTCTTTTGATGAATTTGTTGAGGCGTGCGATTCTGATCCGTCTCTTTTTGCGTCGTTCAAGGAGTTCTTCGTCAAACAGCTTGAACAGCTTGAACAGGAAACAGGTGCCGATATAAAAAAAAAGACGGTTCCGAAGAGTCGTATAGTGTCCGGGAACTCTACGTCCGCGTCGTAGGCGAGGGTGGTATTGCGCCCGATTATTTCCTTGACCGGATGACGGTCTCGGAAGTCCGTTGCTTTTTAGAGGGGCTGGGCAGGCGTAATCGGGAAAGCTGGGAGCAAACCCGGATCATTGCGTATGTCATTGCGCAGGCAAACAGTACGAAGGATTTGGAACCGTCGGATGTCCTTTGTTTCCCATGGGATGAAAAGGAAGAGAAAAGACAAACGGCAGTTACGGATGCAGAAATGGAGAGATTAAGAGAAAAAGCAAAACTAATCGAAAAAGAGATAAATCATGGCTGATATAATTACAAGGCTGGTAATGAAATCGGATGCTTTCGATGCAAACCTGAAGCGGGCGAAGGGTTCGGTAAACAGTTTTCAGAATGACATTTCCAATATAGCGAAAACCGCAGGGGCCGGTGTGTTGAAGTTTGCCGGAACAATTGGCGTTGCGGTGGGGGCTTATGAAGGATTCAATAAATTAATGAATAGCAGCCAAACACTAAGCGATGAATACAATAGGACGATTGAAGGTCTAAAGGGGGCTGTAGACAACTTTTTCTATTCGATTGGCTCGGGGGACTGGACACCGTTTTTTAATGGATTGGATGAAACGATACGGAAGGCTCGTGAAGCTTACAATGCGATGGATCAGCTTGGAAATACAAAAATGTCGTACGGCTATTTTAATATGAAAAATCAGGCGGAGTTTCAGAAGCAAATAACAATACTAAAAGATAAAGATTCAACAGGAGCTCAAAAAGATGAAGCCCAAAAGAGACTGGATGCTGTTTTAAAGGATCAACGGGAAATTGTAGACCAACTCGACCGACGATCTACGGAAGCGGTGCAGGCGCTTGTTGCTGCATCCACCGGAATAAGTGCGGCCGACGTATCGATGGTGAGTGTAGATCGTATTTCCCGTTTTGATGTTAGCGCCATGGGGGATGCCGAGAAGAAACGAGCGGAGAAAGAGTACCAATATTTTAAAAATGTGGAAGCCGCATTACGTAAGAAATATACAAAGGTGGAGACTGTAGCGACTGGGGCAGGCATGAATAGAAGCTGGTCAACGATAAAGACGCTTGATTATGAATCGTATAATAAGGCCATGGCTCCCATGATAGCAAAATATCAAGATGCTATAATATATAATGGTATGCTTGTTAAAGGGAGCGATGAATGGTTAAAGAAATTATATGGCATAAGATCAGAAGCCTTTGCAGCCAAACAGGCCTACGAGTCAATGACAAAATCCGCAAACAGAGCAACGCAGGCAGGCGGGAAAGATCCAGAAGACAAAGATAAAAAGCCCTTAAAGGATACACTTGCATGGTATGACGCTGAGATATCCCGTCTTAATAAAGAACTTATGTCAGCAACAACGATGCAAGCTCGTGCCGCTATTCAAACTACAATAAACGAATTGGAGAAGAAAAAAGTTAATATCAAAATAGTGGTTAGAAAGATTGTTTTTGAAGAAGAGCATGGAAAAGAGAAAGAGGGACAACCACCTATTAACCGGCCGGGTAATCAATTCGGATTAAATCATAAAAGCCCTGATTTTAAACTACCCAAATTTGAATCTCCAATAAAGAAAGATGATGTTAAGTTAAACGAAGAGTACGCCGAATCTTTGGGTCTGATAGGATCTGTAATGGGTAACTTATCAGGCGTAACGAATGATAGTGCCAGCGCATATTTGCAATGGGGAGCTAATGTTCTTTCCTCAATCAGTCAGGCAATTCCTTTGATCAACAAACTGACAACTGCAAAAACCGCTGAAGCCGCAGCCGAAGCTGCAAGTTCAGCAGCTAAAGTTCCTTTTGTTGGTTGGATGGCTGCTGCTGGCGCTGCCCTCTCTGTTGTTGCCGCAATGGCAAGTATCCCCAAGTTTGCAAAAGGAGGAATAGTACCCGGTATTTCGTTTGCGGGTGATAAGGTTCCGGCGATGCTAAACAGTGGTGAAATGATTTTGAATGGTTCGCAGCAAGCGAATTTGTTTAAAATACTCAACTCAAAATTGTACGCCGGTCTGGATGTTGGTCGGCCGAATATTACGCCATCGGTCGGGCATCTTGCCGGATTGATTTCACCGTCCTCTAATGACCAAAAAGTTGAAGTAACAGGAAACTTCAAGGTAAGAGGACAGGATTTAGAGTTAGTTCTCGACAATCGAAGTCGAATTAAAAATAAAATCAGATAAGTATGTCAACTTACGGAACAATATACACTTTGCCTTTCAAATCAAGGCGAAATAAAAGTTATATCGTAGAAATTCAGAAAGAAGGCTATACGGGGCGAGTTGCTGAGTTAACAGGGAGCGGTGACGCTCCTTTCTCTATTGAGATTGCGGATGATAACTTTCTTTATGTTCCTATTCGATTTTCTACGGCTACTATCAAGGTGGTAGGAAATGACTACTTGCAAAGTTTATACTCGACCGGATATCAGCAGTACCGCGTTAACCTCAAACAGGGTGATACGATTGTTTGGACCGGTTTTATTACTCCGGAATTGTATACACAAGATTATACCGCAACACTGTTCGATCTGGAAATACAGTGTGTATCTGCCATGAATACGCTTGAATACGCAGATTATAAACAAAAGAGCGCAGGAAGCAAAGAGTTCGTTAGCTTGTGGGAGTTATTGACCCGTTGCGTCTTAGAGTCTCGCGGCTCCTATTCGGCCGTATACATACCACATGTTTACGCTAAAAGTCCGGCGGATTATGATGCAAACGCAAATGTCTTGCAAAGTATGACAATTAGCGAACAGAATTTCTTCGACGAAGACGATAAGCCAATGAATCTGAAAGAGGTGATTGAAGAACTATGCAAATTCTTTAACTGGACTTGCGTTGACTATAAAGGCGAATTGTATTTTGTGGATGTAGACCATCGCGGAAATTACTATAAATACACACCTGACTTTTCATCCTATACGTTTGAAGCCGGGAATGTTCTCAGCGTGCAGGACATTCATTTTAGCGGTTCGGAGCACACCTTAGATATTTTGGGCGGTTATAATAAAGTAACGGTAAAAGACAGTAATTATCCGGTTGGGAATTTACTTCCGGAAGAGAGTTACGAAGATGCAAAAGTTCTTTCGTCACGTTTAAATACGAATAAAGATAGAAAATGTTACCGTCAGTTTCTTTATCCGAAAAACTGGAACATGTATCTGTATGATGGCGATACGGTTATCACCAATGACGATTTAGAGTTACGTGCTTATGATGCGCATAAACTTATAGGAGGAATACAGGAAAGGTACTGCAATTATAAAATAGTGGACGGTAAGCCGGATATTTCAGACTATTCGTTTACAAATGTTATACAAGCCAGGTGTTTGGGTGCTGTCGGTGACTTATCAATGATAGGCGGGCTGGAACTCTTAACAAAGATAATGGATTTTAAAGGTGCGTCCTCAGTGTACGAATCAGGGGCCTTTGCTGTATCTGGAAGTTATAAGACGATAGCGGATATGGATTTGATTCCTTGGGACAATAGCCGGGGCACGTACATGCCGTTGGCTGCTTGCCAATTACGGATCGGTAATAAATATTATGGCAGTGCTAACGGATTGGCTCCATTTACATGGTCTGCAAATCCCAATTATTTTTTTAGACTTCCCGCCTCCGAAGAGAATAACAAAGCCCGATTAGATTATGTATCCATTGAGAACCAAAAAACAATATATATGCCATATAAAGGTGTTTCAGGCGTAATAATCCCTATTGATACCCTATTATATGGCGAGCTTGAATTTACTCTTTACGCATCTAAAATACATAATGCTATTTTTATAAATGGATTCTTGTTAAAAGACTTTTCCTTTAAATATGGAAAGAGCACCGAGGCCGAAAAGACTACCGACAATACAGACCGTTATTATGAAAATGTCGTTAACGAAGACTACATTAACGAATTGGACGAAATTGAGTTTAAAATATCCAGTTACAACAATGATGGGGCGTGCTATTCGAAAGTCATGCTGGGCGATAATTACCTAACCGATAACCTCTATTCCTGTATAGAACAGAAGTTAGTCCGGCCGGAAGAGCATTTAATCCGTCGCATCATTAATCAATACGGGTATACTAAAACAAAGCTTACGCAGGTATTAATAGATGACGAAGCAATTACGCCTATCACAACTATAACCGATAAGTTCCAGCCGAACAAACGGTTTACGATCACGGGCGGTACAATTGACTTCGCGATGAATCAGTTTAATTGTAAGATGATTGAAAATGGTAGATATTAAAACTACATCCATACCCGCAAAGCCCCGGTCAAAGAACTATCCGGCCGGGGCTGTTATCACCCGGACGGCTGGCGGCATTACTGTTAACGGCGGAGGCGGTGGAGGTGCTTCAATTGACATTGTAAAGGCTACCGATACAAAGTCGTTTACCGATAGCAATGTACTGTCTTCGCTCCGGACACTGTTAGAGATCCGTTCGCGTATCATTGCCGAATCGGATACAGCCACAGAGTTTACCGATGATAATACGCTTTCTTCAAAGCGCACTTTAAAGGAGATTGATGCAGCGATTAAAGAGGCTTTGAAGAAGATAGATGATCTTTATTTAAGCAAGGTAAAAGCGGATATAGCTAAAGAGCCTATCACTTTCCTGAAAGGGCTGTTTGTTGGTGATGGGCTTACATTTATCAACGAAAGTGGCGACACGGAATTGCAATCTTTAGTTGCCCGGATGAAAGTTAAAGCCGCTACATTGGAAGTAACCGGTTCGGCCAATGTTGGCACACTCCATTCGGAAGGGAATATTTCAACAGGCGCGGATATTTGGGCTAAAGGTGACACGCATACTTTAAATTTACTCGTTCAGGCACTTGCAAAAACATACGATCTGAATGTTGAGCACGTCGCAACCCTGTTTCAAACCATAGTCAAGGACTATATCAGTTCAGAAAGATTTATCCCCGGACTGATGGGTGAAGGGATGAAGCTATACAAGGCTATCAATGGAGATTGGAACCTTGAAATAGATAATGCCGTAGTCCGTAAGGCCATGACCATTTTTGAACTTATCATTTCGAAAGTTCGTGCGGTTAACGGCGGTCTGGTGATTTCATCCGCCAACGGGCGTGTTAAGTCCGTTTCGGAAACGTCCGGCGATCCGGCTTACTATGTTTTAGGTATAGAGGGCGACATGATGTTTGTCACTGATGACTTGGTACGTTGTCAGGTCTACACATCCGGACACGTTAAATACTACTGGGTTCCGGTTGCCTCGGTTAATGATGATTCGATTCTCATACTTAAATCCGTTTTTCCAAATGGTACAACTCCGGCCGTTGGTGATGATCTGGTTCAGATGGGTAACCTCACGAATCCGAACAGACAGGGTATTTTGTATCTCACCGCTTCGGAAGATGGCAAGCCGCGTATTTCTGTACTGGACGGGGTAAACTCCATGTCTTTGGCCGGCAAATCAAAGGTTATACTCGGTTGTCTCGATGGCATGACGGATACAGACTTTCCGGCTGACTTCCAACCCTCCGGACACGGCCTGTATGCGATTAACTGTTTCCTGAAAGGTATTTTCATTCTGAGAAATGGAAAGAGCATTGAACAGGAGTTTAATAATATTGCTACCGAGTTAGCGGCTATACCGGGAAAAATCGAGCTATCCGTTAAAACCAAGGTAGAAAATTTGGGTATAGGTGCTAACAATTTGTATAGTTACACAAGTTCAACGCTTAATACTTTATATCCATCTCCTACTATTGAAAGGCAAATGTCTCTGCATGGCTTCTATTTGGTTGGTTCACAAGGCAATGGAGGAGCTATGCGGATACCTAATATTATCCCGCCTATCCCCGGTAAGTATACCGTTTCCGGATGGATTAAAGGTAGTCAAAATACCCCAGTTGGTTTTACTATTGATGTGTGTGATTCTGAAAACGTAATTGTTAAATCAACAGCAGATAACCAATGGAGTTATTTCAAGCATACATTTAACGTAACGAAAAATACAGAGGAACAAAAGGATGTATATAATTTTGTTGATATAGAAAGAATTGATTGGGCTTATATATGGGTAAAAGACTTTAAAGTAGAAGCGGGTGAAATTGCAACCGCATGGAGTCCCAATTTTCAGGATGCAGTTTATAAAGGTGCTGAATATACCAATAGTCAAATTAGTGTAGTCGAAGGTAAGATAACATCCACCGTTGAAAAGATAAATACCGTTGATGGACGTGTTACCGGACTTGCTTCACGCATCGAACAGACCGAAAAAAGTATCACGTCTGTTGTTGGTGATATTAGTGTTATTAATAGTACCACCAATAGGCATATATCAAAGCGAATAGATTTAAGAGGATGGGACAATAATAAGTTTTTCCCGTTGGTTATAAGTATTCCGGTTTACCACAAAACAAGGGTTGAAATAAGTAGGCCTCTTAATGCGGGATACGGAAAACCTTCATACGGTACACACGATGGCGGTTTTTCTATGAACTTAACGTTTGAGATGTCCGGTTCGGGTTGGGGTTCGTTGCCAGCAGTAACCAATATCTTTGACTATACTAAAGCATGGATTTCTGCGGGTGCAAAGATAGTTGTTGATTTGGGACAAATAATTGAAACGTCTACGTGTAGAATGGGTATTAGGGGCGGTTCTATGTATGACGTAACAGTAGATGATACTATTGACCCAAACGTAATCAACGTTTATCAAACCGATTATCACGGTTCGTATAATACATCGTTCCCCGTTCGCACCGATGGAACTGAACCCGTCCGCACATACGGATACTATACCGAAATAAAGCAGACGCAGGAAAGCATAGCTTTAACTGCAAACAAAGTGGACGATCAAGGTAGGCGATTAAGTGCGGCTGAGTTAACTCTAAGTTCAGACCACGCAAAATTAAGCGTAGTAGAACAAACGGCAAATTCCGCCAATTCCTTAGCAGGCACAGCCAATAACAAAGCCGAAGCCGCAGACGGTCGTGTCACCGCCACCCAAAACGGCTTAGTCGAAACCGGAATCAACATCACGTCCCGAAAAATCATTCTGAAAGCCGATAACCTGCTATTCCAAAATAACACAGGTCAACAGACAGCCGCCATCAACGCAAATGGCAAACTGTCTGCCAATGTGATTGAAGCTGCGGAAGTGGTGGCACAGGCATTTTCAGCACAGAGGATCACAACCGGAAACCTTACGGTAACTGATGGTGCAAAGATCGGTGCCTGGAATATATCGGGAGGCTCTCTTGTTTCGGCAAGCAATTCGCAGGCTAAGATCCTGTTAAACATGTCCGGTAATAAATTCCTTCGTATTAACGAAGAAGGGGACAGTCCTACAACTTCACGCACAGCATTGATGTCCATACGAAACGACAATTACAGTGGTCTAAGTATTGAATCATACGGAAGTTCCGGTTTTGCTCTAAGATGTTTGGCTAACGCAGGCACTGCAAATTCGATAGAATCGTATGGAAGCCATATTTTCGCCCAAAGGGGCGGTGAAAAGTGGAACGCTCCCGGAATGCTGTGTACCGGATATGTATATCAAGCGGGTACAGTCACTAATGAATGGGGCAACGGGTGCACCTTAACCAGTGCACAGAAAATAGCTACTGGAAAATACAGGATATACCACAACTTACGTCATCCGCAGTACGCTGTCTTAGTACAGGGATTGGGTGGTTATGGTTGGGTATTCGGTCAGGTAGAGACGCAAAACAACTCTTATTTTGAGGTTTTAATGCTTGACGCAAACAAGGGTCCCCGTGATTGTCCATTCCGTGTGTTTGTTGTAGGGCGCAACGTTTGGTAAACAGCATTGTCAGCGCAGATTACAATGATAAATTCAAAATAAATAAAATATGAAAATCAATTTTAGAAGAATTAAAGTAAAAACAGCTATTGACGGAGAAGTTGAAGAGTTCGACGTGGCTAAAACAGTAGGAAACGCTATTTACTGTAATACACCCGATTTGGGTGAATTGGAGTTTGCCCAACGGATATACAAAGAGGGTGAAGTTGAAGTTGACGAACAAGGTGCAAATATCATTCGAAATTACGTTGATCCGGCTCCGATACTCGCAGTGGTGAAGACCGCTATTTATAATGAATTAGATAAAGTAATTATTAACTCCCAAAATCAATAAATTATGTTTCAAGAAGAATCAAGAACAGTTCAAGTAAACGGTAAAGCCGTTTCAGGAGATTATCAGTACAATGTAAACTACAGTGTCAATAACGATAATCTCAGTCGTCTTCATTGTGAAATCATTAAAACGGTCACGGAAGATATTGACACCCCTACAGGCAAGCAGCCCGTAACCTCCGGGCGGTATATCGGGTATTTGCTGTTGGAATCAGGCAGTAAACAAATGTCCCTTCCGGAGTCGGAGAATGTTGCAGCGCACTTTGAAGTATTCGATCAGATCACCAAAGAGGTAAAAGCCACTTTAGAGCCCAAACCGGCATCTAAATCCAAGTAACAAAAATCCGCCCTGTCTTCACAGATAGGGCGGAAAGATGCGGTATGAATGAGGAACGAAAGTTTATACATACCGCATGAAGTGCGTAATTTAATATTAACGCGGCAAATATACGATTAAAGTTTATATATCCAAGAATATGAAAAATTTGAAGATGATTGCATTGATTGCCTTGCCTCTTTCTCCTTTGCTGGAACTCTTTGAGCGCTATGTTTTTGGCGACTGGGAGTTTGTCAAATGGTTGATTGTCCTTGTATGTGTTGATACGGTGCTCGGCTTTGTCAAGCACTGGTTATCCAAAGACATCAGTAGTAAGGCTTATGGTATGATTGGGCGTAAGCTTATCATTTACAGTTGTGTGTTAGTCCTGTCACATGTGATGGGTAATTTCTCGATCGCCGGTCAGGTGGTCGATAGTTTCGTCTGGTTCCGGTATTTCGCTTGTACGGCATTAATGGTACGTGAGGCCTTGAGTATTATTGAGAACGTAGAAGAGATTTGCCCGGGCTTTTTCCCGAAGGCTATCATAAATAAGCTGAAGGGGTTCGATAATATTTCGGGAAAGAAAGAGTAAATTAAAAATAAGAAGAAAATACAAAGAAAATGGCAGATGTGAATAAATTGGTTCCGTTTATCCTAAGATGGGAGGGCGGATTTGTGAATGATCCTGACGATTTGGGAGGTGCTACAAACAAGGGGGTTACAATAGCCACATACGAGGCGTATTGTAAGAAGAAAGGCTATCCAAAGCCCACCGTAGAACGTTTGAAGAACCTTACACAAGAGGAATGGACGGAAATACTGAAAACTATGTATTGGGATCGTTGGAAAGCTGATGAAATAAAATCTCAGTCAGTCGCCAACATCCTTGTAGATTGGGTTTGGGCAAGTGGTGTACATGGTATCAAGATCCCTCAGGAATTGGCAGGAGTGATCCCGGACGGAATTGTGGGCCCGAAGACTATTTCCGCTATAAATTCAAAGAATCCTCGCGAACTGTTTGACCGTATCAAGATTGCACGTTTCGACTTTATTGAAGAAATATGTCGTAAACGTCCGGCAAATAACAAGTTCAAGAGAGGTTGGATGAACCGGATTAATGATATTAAGTTCGATGTATAACTATTAAAATTCAAATTAATATGGCTCTTAAAGACTTAACATTTACTCTTCAGGACGAAGTATATGTATCCGATCCTGTACAACTACCATCCGATGCGGAGTTGGGAGGTATATTGAGCGGTCCTGAGTGGACGGTTCCGGAAAAGGAGGAAGCCCCATGAAGAATTTGCCATACATTATCATAATCATCCTTTCCCTATTGCTTCTGTTCCACCCTTGCCGGGTGGAACACGCACCGGGGGAACTGGTCAGAGATACGGTGACCGTGATTGATACGGTTCGTGATACAGTTCCAAAACCGTATCGAGTCGAGGTTGTACGAATGGATACTTTCTATTTACCTATTTTTGTAGGTGATTCGTTGGAGGTAGATTCTGTACCTGTTGTACTTCCCATTGAGAAGAAGGAATACAAGACGGATGAATATCGAGCCGTAATTAGTGGATTCCGTCCTAATCTCGATTTCATTGAGACGTATACTAAATCTCAGACCGTAACGGTTATTCCGATTGACAGGAGACGCAAGCGGTTCGGGCTGGGTGTGCAGGCCGGATACGGTTTTTCAGGGAATAAGGTAAGTCCCTATGTTGGAGTTGGGGTGAGTTGTAATTTGTGGGAATGGTGA